TTTGACCTGCTTGCTATGTATACTATTTTGCTCAATTATTTTCATAATTTTTCATAAACAGGTACCCCCCCCTTCTTTTTTTTGTCGTACTTATATACATACTATATATTTTCGTATAATGTATGCAAAACGTTCAAGGTACCCTATACTGGGTATATATATTTTTTAAAAAAATGAGAACATGACACCTAAACAACTAAAAGTATTAGAAGCAATTGAAGAGTATTGGGATACAAAGCACTGTGGACCGTCATTAGAAGCCATAGCGAGCATTGTTGGAGTGTCCTCTAGGTCTACTGTACATGCTATCGTAAAACGCTTACATGAGGACGGGTGGATTACCATGCAACCCAAACGTTGGCGTACCATGATGTCCGTCAGAAAATCTCCGCTAGATCAATACCAAAAAGTTGTGGCGGTGGCTGAAGTAAAAGAAGAAATAATAGAGTCGGTGAAACCTAAAGTTATTTACAAGACTACGGCACACGAACAAACACCTAACATAGTGGTAGAAAAAAAAATTTCGACCAGCGAGAAGTTATCTTCATCAGATCAAAAGAAAAAATGGTTGGCTCGCATGGACAATTCAGAGAAAGATGAGTTTGATAAATTGTTAGAAAAACACTTGACGAACAAGTGAAGGTATGAATAATGTGTAAAATCTTGGAGAGCTTTGCTCTTAACAGTTTAAAACTAGCTAGTTATAAACTAAGTTTTAATATAGTTAGTTATATACTAACTAGTAAGATTCCTAGTTCCCATAATCACTCCATTGAAGATTGCTCTCCTTTGGTAGTTAAAAATCTATAAAGGTTATGGGAACTAACCTATCTAACAAATACCTAGATAAAATTAAACAACTGCCCCCTAGTGAGCAGAAACGTTTCTTATCTTTGTTAGAAGAATACGAACAATCAACAAACAGAAAAGTTTGTAACGAAAACTTCTTACCATTCGTTAAACATATATGGACTGCTTTTATTGAAGGCTACCACCATACTAAAATGGCTGATGCCTTTGATCGTGTAGCAAACGGTGATTTAAAAAGATTAATTATTAATATGCCTCCTAGACACACCAAGTCTGAGTTTGCATCTTATTTGTTACCAGCTTGGTACTTAGGTAAGAATCCTGAAAAGAAAATTATTCAAATTGCACACACGGCTGAACTAGCAGTTGGCTTTGGACGTAAAGTTAGAAACTTAGTTGGATCAGAAGATTTTAAAGAAGTGTTTCCTAATGTTGCGTTGCAATCAGACAGTAAGGCTGCTGGACGTTGGAACACAAATAAAGGCGGAGAATACTTTGCTATAGGTGTAGGTGGTGCTGTAACAGGTAAAGGTGCGGATGTTTTAATTATAGATGATCCTCATTCAGAGCAAGAAGGGCAAAGCGGTGATCCGCAAGTTTTTGACAGAGTGTACGAATATTATACATCTGGACCAAGACAGCGTTTACAGCCGGGTGGTTCTATCGTTATTGTAATGACTCGTTGGCACAAAAGAGATTTAACTGGTCAAATACTAAGAGCACAAGAAAAAAGATCAGGAGTAGATGATTGGGAAGTAATAGAATTTCCAGCAATCCTACCTTCTGGCAAAAGTTTATGGCAAGAGTTTTGGGATATAAAAGAATTAGAAAAGTTAAAAGCAGAACTTCCTGTAGCAAAATGGTCAGCTCAGTATCAACAAGACCCTACTTCAGAAGAAGGAGCTATTGTTAAAAGAGAGTGGTGGAAGAATTGGGAATATGAAAATCCTCCTGAGTGTGAGTTTATAATTCAATCTTGGGATACGGCATTTTTAAAGACTCAACGTGCTGACTATTCAGCATGTACAACATGGGGAGTTTTCTACCATGAAGACGAAGGAACTGGAATAGTTCAACCTAATGTAATTTTATTAGACGCAATAAAAGCTCGTATGGAGTTTCCAGAATTAAAGAAAAAAGCATTTGATCATTGGAAAGAATGGCAACCAGATGCCTTTATAGTTGAAGGTAAAGCTGCTGGAATGCCTTTAATCTTTGAATTAAGGTCAATGGGAATACCTGTATCAGAATACACACCTAGTCGTGGTAATGATAAGGTAGCTAGAGTTAATGCCGTAGCAGATTTGTTTGCATCAGGTATAGTATGGGCACCAGAGAAAAGATTCTCTGAAGAAGTTATAGAAGAATTTGCTTCTTTTCCTAGTGGAGAACACGATGACTTAGTTGACTCTTCAACGCAAGCATTGTTAAGATTTCGTCAAGGTGGGTTTGTTCCTTTGTATTCCGATGAAGAAGAAGAAGAGTTTACACGAACAAAAGCAGAATATTATTAAGGAGCATATAGGTAAATAAATGGCAGAAAAACCACTACAAACACCAGAGTCTATTATAAAAGATAACGCACTTGAAATTTTAATAACTAATCCAGAAGAAATTTCACTTGAAACAGAAGATGGAGGTCTGCTTATAGATTTTGATCCTGATTCTACAGATTTTACAGACAATTTTAATGACAATCTTGCTGAATTTATGCAAGATTCAGAGTTAGATGAGTTAGCATCTGAATTAGTTTCTAGTTATAAAAACGACAGGGAGTCAAGATCAGATTGGGAAGAGACCTATATTAAAGGTTTAGACCAACTTGGTCTTAAAATTGAAGACAGAACTCAACCGTGGGATGGTGCTTGTGGAGTATTTCATCCATTATTAACAGAAGCAGTAGTCAGATTTCAAGCACAAGCTATATCAGAAGTTTTTCCAGCTAAAGGACCAGTAAGAACAAAAGTTGTAGGCACTATAACTAGCGAAAAAGAACAACAAGCTAGTCGTGTTAAAGATTATCTTAATTATTTATTAACAGATAAGATGACTGAATACCGTAGTGAAACAGAAAAATTACTGTTTAACTTGCCATTGGCAGGTTCTGCTTTTCGCAAAGTTTACTTTGATCCTAATATGAACAGACCATGTTCTATGTTTGTACCTGCTGAAGATTTTGTAGTTAGTTACGGTGCTTCTGATCTAACAACTTGCGAACGTGCTACGCACATAATGAAGAAAACTTCTAATGAAGTAAGAAAATTACAAGTAAATGGTTTTTATAAAGACATTGAATTAGATAGTCCTTCTCCTGATTTAAGCGATATTAAAGAAAAATATGATCAATTAACTGGAGATAGTGCAAGTTACGATTACGATCAACGACATACGTTGTTGGAAATGATGGTTGATCTGGATTTAATGGAATTTCCAGATTTAAAGGACGGAGAGCCTACTGGCATAGCTTTGCCTTATATTGTTACCGTAGACTTGTCTTCTCGTAAGATTCTATCAATTCGCAGAAATTGGTATGAAGAAGACGAACAGAAGATGTCTCGACAACATTTTGTTCATTATCAATATTTGCCCGGATTAGGCTTTTATGGCTTTGGTCTGATACATTTAATTGGTGGTATAGCAAAATCTGCGACAAGTTTATTAAGACAATTGGTAGATGCGGGTACGCTTTCCAACTTACCCGGTGGTTTAAAAGCAAGAGGACTAAGAATTAAGGGTGATGACACCCCTATAATGCCCGGAGAGTTCAGAGATGTGGACGTTCCCGGTGGTGCTATAAGAGATAACATCACTTTCTTGCCATATAAAGAGCCATCAGCCGTTCTTTATCAATTATTGGACAGTTTAGTTGAAGAAGGAAGAAGATTTGCTTCAGTAGCCGATATGAAGGTTGCAGATATGAGCAATCAAGCACCTGTTGGCACTACATTAGCTATTTTAGAGCGTTCTATGAAGGTTATGGGGTCGGTTCAAGCCAGAATACACGCTTCTATGAAGAAAGAATTGAATATTCTTTCAGGAATCATAAAAGATTTTGGTCCAACGGAATATCCGTACGCTATAGAAGGACAAGAGCTACTTCCAGAGGATTTTGACAACAAAATAGACGTAATACCTGTATCTGACCCTAATGCTTCTACTACTGCACAAAGAATTATGCAATATCAAGCAGCTTTACAGTTAGCACAACAAGCACCTCAGATGTACAACTTGCCAGAACTGCATAGACAGATGTTAGAAACGTTAGGAATTCGTGATCCAGAAAGTATTATTCCTTTAGATGATGATATTGAGCCTACAAATCCTGTTTCTGAAAACATGAACATGCTTAATGAAAAACCAGTTAAATCATTTATGTATCAAGACCATGAAGCTCATATTATAACTCATATGGCTATGGCTGATGATCCTAAGATTAAGAAAATGATTGGTCAGAGTCCTAATGCTAATGCTATTTTAGCGGCTTTTTCTGAACACGTTACAGAACATATTTCTTTCCAATATCGTAAAGAAATAGAAGAACAACTTGGCGTTCCATTACCTCCACCAGATGAAAAGTTACCTGAAGACATAGAATTGAGACTGTCTCAATTAGTTTCAGAAGCAGCTAAGAAAGTGTTAGGTAAAGACTTAGCAGAAGAAAGACAAGAAAAAATACAAGCTAAAATGAAAGACCCTGTTATACAACAACGTGAACGTGAACTTGATATAAGAGAATCTCAAGTACAAGCTAAAATGAAATCAGATGCAGAAAAATTAGCTAATGATTTAACAAAATCTAAAGTAGTAGCTGCAACAGAGTTAGAACGTTTAGCTTCACAAGAAAGAATAACAAGTGCTAATATAGCTGCTAAGTTAGCTACAGAACAAGCTGATATAAGTAGTAAAGAAAAAATAGAAGGTGCTAAGATAGGAAAAGAAATAGCACAAGATATATTACATAGAGATAAATGAACGATATAAGTTTAGAAAATTTTCCTGATGCGTTACGAAATATGATCAGAGAACGAATGAATGATCATTCAGACGCTATCAGTGGAGGGAGCTGCAAAGATTTTAGCGACTACAAGTATATGACAGGGGTCATTGCTGGTTTAGCTTTAATAGAACGTGATCTTCTTGATTTAGTTGAAAGAGGTGAACAATAACATCATAATGATGCAAGGTCTCAAGTCCTTAACTTGTGCAATAAAAGGAAACTATGGAAGCTATAAAAGATATAGAAATAGAAAAGTCTGATTCAACGCAAGAAGAAGACAAAAAAGCAAAACAACTACCAGAACCTGTTGGTTATCGAATATTAATAGCATTACCTGAAACAGAAGAAAAAACAGAAGGTGGCATTATAAAAGCTGCTGCTTATGTAGAAAGAGAATCTGTTGGATCAATTTGTGGATTTGTAATGAAATTAGGTCCAGACGCTTATGGAGATCAGAAACGTTTTCCAAACGGAGCTTATTGTAAAGAAGGTGATTGGATAATAATGCGTTCTTATTCAGGTACTAGATTTTTAGTACATGGAAAAGAATTTCGATTAATAAATGATGACAGTGTAGAAGCTGTTGTTGAAGACCCAAGAGGAGTAGTAAAAGCATGAGTACAAACGAAGAATTTGTAGAACAACAAGAGCCTGTAGCAGAAGAACCTTCTTCAAGAGAAGAAAAGTTCTTAGGTATTAAAAATACTGTTGTTTCTAATAACGAAGAAGAATCTGATTTTGATGTAGAAATTATTGATGACAGACCTGAACTAGATCGTAAGACACCTCGTTCAAATGAACAAAAAACATCAGATCAAGAAGATTTAGAAAATGAAATTGATAATGTTGATGATCGTGTAAAAAAACGTATTGGAAAACTTAAATACGAATGGCACGAAGAAAGAAGAGCTAAAGAAGCAGCAGAAAAACTTAGAGATGAATCTGTAAATTTTGCTAAACAACAAGCAGAAGAAAATAGAAGATTACAAGCTTTAGTCCAACGTGGCGAAAGTGCGTTAATGTCTCAAGTTAAAGCAAAAGCTGAAGCACAGTTACAACAAGCTAAAGACTTTCATAAGAAATCTTATGAAGATGGTGATGCTGATAATTTAACTAATGCTACGCAAGAAATGTTAAAGGCTCAACAAGAATTAAAAGTAGCAGATGATCATTTTGCAAGACAAAAGGTGCAGCAACAACAAGCACCTCAACAGCAAAATGCTCCAATGCAACAACAACCAATGCCACAACAAGCACCGCCTATTGATCAAAAGGCAGTTTCTTGGTTAAAAGAAAATCCGTGGTTTGGTTCAGAAGATCAAAAAGAAATGACGGCTTTGGCATACGGAATACACGAAACTTTAATTACTAAAGAAGGTGTATCGCCACAGTCAGATAAGTATTATGAGGAGGTGAGCAAGCGTATGCGTGTTCGTTTCCCTGATTATTTCGGGATGGAATCAAACGAAGAAAGCAATGAAATTGCTGAAACTGCGACATCCAGAAATATCCAATCGGTGGTTGCTCCATCTACTCGAAACAACGGTAGCAAATCCCGCAAAGTGCAGTTAACTTCAACTCAAGTGGCTCTCGCAAGGCGACTTGGGCTTAGTCCAGAAAGATATGCTAAAGAACTCATTAAGGAGAAATAAAAATGTCTGATATATATGAAAACGACACAAACGAAAATGTAGTCGATAAGCGTGCACCTAGAGAAGTAGATGAAAGAAAAGACGACACCCGTCCTTCTGATAACTTTGTACCTCAATCTTTATTACCTACTCCCATCCCTCAAGATGGTTGGGTTTTTAGATGGGTTAGAACTCAAATACTTGGAGAATCCGACAACATAAACGTTTCAACACGTTTTCGTGAAGGTTGGGAACCAGTGTTATCTGAGAATCATCCAGAACTAAAAATTCAATCTGATTATGGATCAGAGTTTGCTAAAAAAGGAAACATTGAAATTGGAGGTTTACTTTTATGTAAAGCTCCAAGAAAAACAATGGATGGTAGGTCTGAGTATTATCGGCAACAGGCACAAAACCAAATGGAAGGTGTTGATAGAAATTATCTACGAGAAAATGATTCTCGTATGCCACTGTTAAATACAGAAAGGAGTACGAAGGTCAAATTTGGTGGCAATTCTTAATAGTTTTTAAGAAAAGCTTTATTTAATTTTAATCGGAGAAAAAATATGTCAGCAACGGCAACTCCCTCTGGTGCAGAACCTATTGGCACTTTAAGTTCTAGCGGTTCCTTTACAGGAAAAGTTAGACATTTAAAGATAGCTAATAATTACGGCACCGCTATTTTCTACGGTGACTTTGTAAAAACAGTCGCAGCAGGAACAATAGAAAAAGATGCAGGAACAACCGCATTAACCACTACGGGTGTGTTTATGGGATGTTCTTACACTGATCCAACTACTAAACAACCTACATATTCACAATTTTATCCAGCTTCAACAGCTTCGGATGATATTAATGCTTATGTTTTAGATGATCCTCATGTTCTTATGAAAATGCAAGGTGACGCTACTTTAGCTCAAACAGCTATAGGTAATAACGTTTCAATGGTTCAGACCGCAGGTTCAACAGATATTGGACGTAGCAGGAATGCAGTCGATAGTTCAACTATCGTAGCAACTACAGCTACTCTTCCTCTTCGTATTATCGATTTTGTCGATGGTCCGGATAGTTCTGTTGGTGATTCATTTACAGATGTCATTGTTAAATTCAATGTAGGGCATCAATATCTAAATACCGCTGGTATTTAATCGGAGTATATAAATGGCTATATCAAGAGCACAGATGCTCAAAGAGTTGCTTCCGGGACTGAATGCACTCTTTGGCGATGAATACACGGGTTATGATGATGAGCACGCAGCAATATACGATACTGAAAATTCTGATCGATCTTTCGAAGAAGAAGTAAAGTTGAGTGGATTTGATGCAGCTCCAGTTAAGAATGAAGGTTCTGCAATCAGTTATGATTCAGCACAAGAATCTTACACATCTCGTTACAACCATGAAACTATAGCAATGGGCTTTAGTATTACAGAAGAAGCTATGGAGGATAACCTCTATGACTCTCTTTCTGCTAGATACACAAAAGCACTAGCTAGAGCAATGGCTTACACTAAACAAGTGAAAGCTGTTAATCCATTAAACAATGGATTTTCTGCTTCTTTTCAATCAGGAGATGGAGTTAATCTATTTACTGCTGATGGAGACGGAGTAACTGGTGGTGATGGACACCCATTGGTAGATGGCGGTAAGAATAATAACCGTCCTGTAACAGCTACCGACCTTAATGAAACTTCACTTGAAAACGCAATAATTGATATTGGCGGATACAAGGATGAACGTGGACTTTTGGTTGCTGCTAGACCAAAACGTTTGATTATACCTTCAGCGTTGCAATTTACTGCTACTCGTCTCTTAGAGACAACTGGCAGAGTTGGAACTTCTGATAATGATCTTAACGCTATTATGAATAATGGAGCAATTCCAGAAGGTTATTTTGTTAATCACTATTTAACAGATACTAATGCTTTCTTCATTATTACTGATGTACCTAATGGAATGAAAATGTTCCAAAGGACAGCTTTAGAAACTTCTATGGATGGTGACTTTGACACCGGAAATGTACGTTATAAAGCTAGAGAGCGTTACTCGTTTGGAGTAAGCGATTATCTAGGGGTCTACGGATCACCGGGTAGCAGCTAAGATAAATTGGGCAATAGTTAATTCTATTGCCCTTTTTTCTGTTTTAAAAACTAGGGATTTTATAACTTCTATTGACTGTCCTAGCAGACTTTGCCAAGACAATAGATTAATTTAAGGAGACTTAATAATGGCTAATTCAACTTTTAATGGACCAGTCAGGTCCGAAAATGGCTTTAAAACCATTGATACAAATTCAACAACAGGTGCGATAACAGATGGGTTGGTAATCAACGCAGATGGTAATATCTTTACTGATGCTGGTGGACATACTCAGTATGTAGCAGCAACAGGGTATGGTCCTGCTGACCTTATCGTAGGTAAGGGCGGAAGCCAATACGGTACCGTTGATCCTTTTACTTCAGGACTTACTCAACTATTTCCTTTAGGCAGTAGATTACTTTACGGTAATACTGTTTATGCTTATGGTAGATTAGCAGCAACTGCTGTTACAGCAGGTAAGTGTGTTACACACGCTGCTTCAATTGCTCATCACTTTGATTTAACACCAACCGCAGCTGTAGCTGCTGGAGAAACTGCAATATCAGTTGAGACCGCAGGTACTGACATAACACTTAACCAATATGCAAATGGTTATCTTTATGTAAATGATGCAGCAGGTGAAGGTCAAATGCTTAGAATTAAATCTAATCCAGCACATGATCATTCATCCGATCCTTCTATTGTTATTACTTGCTACGATGATTTAGCAACAGCTATAACAACAGCTTCAAGAATAACTTTAATTCCTGATCCAAGAAGTGGTCAAATTGTCCAAGCTGCTACAACTACAGGTGCTACACTAGGTGTAACAGTAGTTGACATGGCTGCTAGTGCTTATGGATGGTTTTCAGTTTCAGGACCAGCTACAGTATTGACTTCAGGAACACTTGTTGTCGGTAACCATGCAGTACCATTAGGTGCAGCAGGTGCAGTTGGACCAGCAGCAGGAGACGTTATACAAGTAATTGGTGTGGTTATGATTAAAAATGTAACTACTGATTACTCATTAATTAACCTTACAGGTATTATTTAAGGAGTAAATTATGGCTGATGCAGTAACTTCACAAACGCTTCAAGACGGCACTAAAACTGCCGTTTTAAAGTTTACAAATATTAGTGACGGTTCGGGTGAATCAGCAGTAGCTAAAGTTGATGTATCAGCTTTAGTTGTTAGTGCAATAGGAGCAGCTTGCACTAGAGTTACTATAAATAAGATATGGTACGCAATAGATGGTATGACTGTACAAATGTTTTTTAACGCAAGTACAAATGTCTTTATTTTAGAACTGGCTGGAACAACCGATACATTAGATTTTTCTACTTTTGGTGGAATATCTAATAATGCTGGTAGTGGTGTAAATGGAGACATTTTATTTACTACTGTTGGTCACACAAATTTAGATACTTACAGTATTATTATGGAAGTAACTAAACATTATTAAGGAGATTAATATGAATAAAAATAAAAAAATGATGGGTGGAAAGAAAGTTAAAAAAATGATGGGTGGAAAGAAAGTTAAACCTATGATGTATCAATCTGGTAAAACAGTTAAACCTATGATGTATCAAGATTTAGTTAAAAAGAAATATGGCGGAAAAGTGTAAATGGCTACAAGTGGCACAGCTACATTTAATCCAGATTTTACAGAACTAGCAGAAGAAGCCTATGATATGGCTGGAGTAGAGATGCGTTCTGGATATCATTTAAGGAGTGCTAGACGCTCCTTAAATACTATGTTTCTTGAATGGGCAAATAGAGGTATTAACTTATGGACAGTTGAAAGTGGAACGCAAACGCTTACTGCTGGAACAGGTAGTTATACTATGCCTTCAGATACTATAGATTTAATTGAATTTTCTATTAGAACTAACTCTGGAAATGTAAACACACAAAGCGATACACGTTTAAATCGTATTTCTGTATCTACTTATTCAGCAATTCCTAATAAACTTTCTCAAGGTTCTCCTATTCAAATATATATAGATAGGCAACAATCAGCTCCAATTGTACATTTGTACCCTGTTCCTGATAATGCAGAAACTTACACATTGTTTTATTACAGGATTGCTAGAATTGAAGACGTAGGTGCTCCTGCATCTAATACTTTAGATTTACCTGCAAGATTTTTACCGTGTGCTACTGCTGGTTTAGCTTATTACTTATCAATTAAACATGCAGAACAACCTGAAAGAGTTGTAGCATTAAAGTCATTGTATGAAGAACAATGGCAATATGCAGCATCAGAAGACAGAGATAAATCATCCGTTAGATTTGTTCCTTTTATTGCTAGAAATTAATGGGTAATTTTGCATCTGGTAAAAAATCTATAGCTTATTGTGATCGTTGCAGTTTTGAATACCCTTACAATGATTTAAAGTTTGAAATATACAATCAAAAAAGAACTGGATATAGAGTTTGTACAGAATGTTTTGATGTAGATCAACCTCAATTACAGTTAGGAAAACATACTAAAGATGATCCTCAAGCATTACTTAATGCTAGACCAGACAGAGGATTGGCAGCAAGTAGAAGGCTTTCAGCATTTGATCCAATAGGAGGAGGAGTAACAGAGTTTGGTTCATCTACGGTTGGTTTAGATATATTTGGTAAAATTGGAACATTAACAGTTACAACGAGTTAATTATGACATACGCAGAATTAAAAGAATCTATACAAAATTATTTACAAAATTCAGAAACTACTTTTGTTGCTGATTTACCTACAATAATTAAACAAGCTGAAGAAAGAATATTAAAATTAGTACGTTTGCCTGTTTTTAGAAAAAACGTACAAGGAAATTTATCTACTGGAAATCAATATTTATCAACTCCAAGTGATTTTATGGATACCTTTTCTTTAGCTACAATAAGTTCAAATACTTATACTTATTTAATAAGAACAGATGTAAGTTTTATTAGAGAAGCTTATCCAACAACAACTACAACAAGTGCTCCAAAGCATTATTCACTTTTTAATGATTCCACTTATATTGTAGGACCAACACCTGATGCTGACTACACAGCAGAATTACATTATTTTTACAGACCTAGTTCTATAACAGCAGGAACAGATAGTGAAACTACATGGTTAGCAACAAATGCTACTAATGTTTTGTTATACGGCTCTTTAGTTGAAGGTTATACCTACATGAAAGGAGAGCCTGATTTAATGAATTTGTACAATCAAAGATACCAAGAAGCTTTAGGAAGATTAAAAGTATTAGGAGAAGGTAGAAATACGTCTGATACATATAAAGAAGGAACTTTTCAAGTACCAGTAACATAAAACATTTAGGAGCAGACAATGTTAAAAAAACCAATAAAAGCCTTAAAAGGTAAAAATATAGCTATTGTAGCTATGGGAGAGAGTCAATTAGACTTTCATATAGCTAGAACGCATAGCCAAGAATTTGATGAAGTTTGGGCAATTAATGCAATGTGTGGAATTATACCTAATCCAGATAGAGTTTTTGCAATGGACCCAATGACTAGATTCTTTGATACTGAAGATGCAGGTGGTCAAACTGAGTTAATGAGAAAAACATTGTCTACAATTAATTGTCCTGTTTATTCTGTTGAATTAGATCAAAGAGCACCATCTGTTGAATTGTATCCTATAGAAGCTATTATTAATGATACGGAATGTGGGTATTTAAATAATACAGTAGCTTATGCAATAGCTTTTGCATATTGGAATCAAGTTGGTTCTATAAGCATGTTTGGAGCTGATTTTACTTATAAAAAATTAGTTTATTTTGCTGAAATGGGCAGAGCTTGTTGCGAATTTTGGTTAGCTAAATGTATGGAACAAAAAATAGAAGTATCAATAGCATTGAGGTCTAATTTATTAGATGCTAATGTAGAGATTAAAGATAAGCTATATGGTTATCATCGTTTAAATGATCCTGTAGTAAGTTATGTTAAAAATAATAAAATGAAAGTTTGTAAATATTCAGAAGTTATAAAACAACAAATGGTTCCTTACGGCATTTCTGGAAGAGAAGACCCAGAAACTAATTTTAATGACATAGTAGAACCTAATAAACCATGATGAATACAGACCCATTTGAAAGTTCTTTAGGAACATTAGGTGTAACAACAACAGACAATAGAGGACATTCAGTTGAAGAAGTTGCTTCTATGGCAACTGAAAGATTAATTTCAATAAGTGATACAGCACCAGAACCTATAAAAGCTCAAGCTCATGTATTTAAAAATGCTACACAAAAAGTAATTTCTTACTACATGAATGAAGCAGTAAAAAATCATATTTGTACAATATGCAATCAATTAGAACAACAAGGTCATAAAGACCTAGCAAATATTATAAGGAGACTATAATGGCAATAACACAAGCAATGTGCTCAACTTTTAAAAAAGAACTTTTACAAGCAAAGCATAATTTTTCAACAGGTGGCAATACTTTTAAATTAGCTTTATACACTTCAAGTGCAACTATGTCAGCAGCAACAACTGCTTACACTACAACAAATGAAGCAAGTGGAACTAATTACACAGCTAAAGGTGGAACTTTAACTAAAGTAGAACCTACAAATAGTGGAACAACAGCATTAACTGACTTTGCAGATTTAACTTTTGGAACAGCTACAATTACAGCTAGAGGTTGTATGATTTTTAATGAAACAGCATCAGGCGATCCAGCAGTTGCTGTATTTGATTTTGGCGGAGATAAAACATCTACAGCAGGATCATTTACAATTACTTTTCCTACTGCGGACGCTTCAAACGCTGTTATCAGAATAGCATAGGATTTTAAGTGGCAACTGGTTGGGGTCGCAGTACATGGGGTGATGGACCTTTTGGTGCAACCGCAGTATCTGTTG